AAGTTGGCAATCAACTCCGTCCACATGTCGGCTCCAAATGCTGCAAAGATCGGTTCCATGACACGCTCCAAGGGTGAGAAAGAACCGGGCGAGCGGTTGCCCGCCCGGTATTACGAACAGGGTTTAGCCGAGCAGCACGCACCCCAGGTTTTCGTCGAGTTGCGCAACACCGCAAAGCAGGTCGAGCGTGACGGTTGTACCTTGAGCAGTAATGTTATACTGCATCGACACACGCATGGTCACATCGTTGTAGGCACCAACGCTTGACCGTACACCAAGAGCGGTGTTCGGTAGAGCCAACGGCCGAGAAACGAGTGCCAGCGCATTCCGATGGAACGCGAAGTTCAGCGAGCCAGACGGGCCAGGGAACGCATCCTGTCCATCCGTCAATGCAGCCTCAAGTGGCCGGTCAAGCAAGACGAGAACGTCGTTGCCGTCAGCCTCGGCAGCAATGATGGTATAAGTGTGACGATTCACACCCAGACCAAACGAGATGACCTGACCAACTTGCGGAACTGTGAAAGCCCCGCCACCACCGCCTTGCTCCTCAAGGCGAATGGACTTCGAGTAGCCCGCAGCGTAAGCCGTAGACGACTCACAAGCCTTGTAGACCGTGACCGTTGCATTGGCCGCTACGCCTTCTTCAAGGCCCTCGACCAGCTCGATCGTGTTCGTGTGGTTGCCGTCGTCCGTTGCAGACGAAATCACGTGAGGCTTACCTTCGCCTTCGATGACCACGTATTCGCCGTCAATCGCCTGGTAGCTATTCACGAGGCAGTTAATGGTCGTTTCGTTGACGGGTTCCGTTTCCTGCGTCTCACCGTCAACATAGTCCGTGCTGGCCTTCAGAACGTAAGGCACGTTCTGATCCATGTAGGTATCAAAGCCCAGCACCTTCCCAAGGCTAGCATCCCGAAGAGCCGATCCGTCATCACCACGCTTTTCAGCGCTGATGAAGAGTTCCGTCTTCAAAAGCTCAGTCTCGGATTGAGGCGACAGAACAAGGTTACGCCCAGCTTGGTAAGCCTTGTTCACGTTCATCTTCTCCCGCGTTTCCAGCAGGTAGTTCTTCGCGTTGTCTTCGTCCATTTCCATCAGACGACCAACACGATTAGCGAGATACTGATGAACTTGACCACACAGAATGCGATCAACCGAGCTTGCCATTTCCTGGGCAGCCGGTTGCAGGTACAGTTCTACCAAGTCTTGGAAAGACTTACTGGCTTCACCGTCCTTAATGGTGAAGGTCACGTAAATGTGCTGGTCCAGAGGCACCTGCACATTTGTCGCAACCGCGTCTTGGGCCACAACGTCGTCCGCGTCTGTCTTTCGAGCAGCCGTGAACTGACTTGGCCGACGAGTGTTTACCACGTCGCCAAAGTTGGCGACCTCATCGCTGAAATCCCGGTGGACCAATCGGGCCATGACCATATTCTCTTCGAGAATCGCAAGACCCTCTTGCGCCCAAAGCTCAGGAATCAGCGCGTCGTTGTCATTGGCATAGCAAGCCAACGACGGATTACTGTAGAGCAGATTCATTTGCGCTACTCCTATCGTTCTGGATTACTTGCCCTTTTCATCAGGGCGAGGAAAACTGATTTCGTCGCCCTACACTGGGCAACATTAGTCAGGCCCCTTTCTTTAATTGGGCCGTCGCTTGAGTCCCAGGGCTTCAGGGTTTTCCCTGCGGAGCTTCCGATATTGCTCAGGAGTGAGCTTTGTCGGATCAACACGACCACCATCGCCCGACTGTACGCCGCCGGTTGCGGAACCCGAGCCAACACCGCTGACAACATTTGCCTTGAAGAGATTACCGAACATCTCAGGCAATTCTTTCATGCGTTGTACGGCTTCCTCCGGGGTTCTCAACGTGATGACTTGATCCCCAGTCTTTTCATCAATGTCGGGGAAGTCAATCAAAGGTGTAAAATCGCCAAGTGACTTACCAGCTTCATCCGTCTTTTCCTGCATCTTTGTCATTGGACGAAGTAGTCCAACGATTTGACCAGGGTTGAACGCTTCAGCAGCCACCGCAGCGTCTTGGAGAGATCGGTCAATGACCGAGTTCTTGTACAAACTCTCCCATTTTGTTGCTGCTGTCTTGTAGGTTTCAAGTTCGCCCTCGAAACGCTCTCGCTCTTGCTTCCGTTCGTACTCTGCTTGTTGTTCCTTTGTTCGGAACGACTTCTGCAAATCTGCAAGCTCAGCTTCCATCTTTGCTCGTTGTTCCTTTTGCAGGTTCTTGTCAGCTAGAATTTCCTTGTAGCTTTCTTCTAGCTTCTTGTACTTCTCTTGGTGCTTTCGACGGTCATCAGCCAGGAAACGATTCAGGTCGTCTTGTGAGAAGTTTTTCTCACGAACACGCTCAGCTTCCTCAGCCGCTTCGCGGGCCGCAGCAGCCTTACGTTCTGCTTCTGCTTGAGCCCGTTGCGCCTCTTCTTGAGCCGTCTTTACGCGGGTATCGTGGTCATTACCACCGTCACCATCACCACCGCCGCCATCACCATCGTCACCTTCACCTTCGTAGCAAGCAAATGTCGGCAGGGACCAGTAAAGTTTGTACAAGTCGTCTTTCATTGCAACTCTCCTAACAAGGGTTAGTCCACCCTACTGAGCTTAATTGCCTTAGTATCCCGCAAGAATGGCCGTAGGTATCTCCACGCTGCGGCACTCGGAATCCCATTCATCAAGTGTTCAATTTGGGTATGATTCCGATTGTAAGTTGTTCGTACTGAGGCAATCCCCTGGCTGACCACACCCAGGTTTTCAAGTTCAAGGTCAGGATCAACTCCATCTAAAAGGGCGTGTGAAATTTCCCAACATGCAATCTTGATTTGGTCAGGAACTTCAACATCCGTGCCTCGCGGGAACTCCAATTCCTGCGACAATTCGGCCTCAATTACTTCATCTTCAGACCAATCCACTTCTTCTCCGTCTTCGTCGTATATTACGTCGTAGACTGCCGCCTTCTCACCCTTAAAATTAAGAGCATCAATGATGGCGGTGGCATTGATAAGAGCCTTACGCCGATCATCCGAGGAAGCATCAGTCCAGGCCCATTCATGGAGCCGATTTTCAAAGTATTCATTTGCTTCTTCGATTGTGCCGTAATACTCGTACATAATACCACCTTACACCACAAGAAAGCTGTATGCTACATCCGCAGTAGCTCGGATGACGTAAACTTCTCTCGGGTCGGTTACTGGAATCCAAATATCATCGCCAGCATCGAGCCGAAAACCATTTGCCGCCGTCAAACCACTGTTACCAACATACATGGCATTTGCTCCATCGTGATTCCGAATAAAGATGCCATAACTTGCCGGCCAGGGATTTGTAGTAAGCGCAGCGGCGGCTGCACCAGCAGTCCCTTGCCCAGTATTGAGCTTTTCTTGAGTCTGCTTTGCTACACGTACTGGAAGCATTATTCTTCCTCCTTTTTCTTTTCGCGGCCTTCACCACGAACTGGTTTTTCTGTTGTTTCTTTGAGCGTAGTATCCGTTGCTTCTTCACGCTCAGTCTTACCTTCTTCCTCGGGAGTAGCAGATATATCCTCTACGCCACGAGCAGCGGGACTTTCAGCATCATCTTGTCGTCTACCTGCTGTCTGGGCTTCCAGAATACGCTTGGCTCGTTCTGCATGATCCTCACGAGCTTGAAGGTATTCATCTTCAGGAAATCCTAAAGCCATTGATGCAATTTTCTCACCAACAAGGCCAGCTTCCTTAGCTTGGATGATAATTTCAGGATTACTTGTTGTGTAATCAGCTTCATCAATCTCAGCAAAGATTTTGTCGAGTGTATCAACATTGACCTTGCCAGCCAGCAAGGCTGTGACAATGTTCTTCGACAATTCTTTCTTCACCACGTTACCAGGAACCGTGTACATCAATTCAGCAAGTTTATCTGCCTCCTCAATACGATCCTTGTCAGTCTTGAGACTATAACGATCAGGATACTTGATTGTGGCAATTTGACGCCGTTTTGGTTGCTTCTCTTCATAGGCGGCCCAATGTTCTGCAATCTTTCGTTCGCCACTTTCTAGTACCAATCCGATAAAGGATAAACCAGCTTCCAAACCTTGGTCACTCATCTTGAGTGCTTCAGCCGAGGTAGCTCTTTTCCCAATCTTGTTGACAACGGCAAGATTCACCAGCTTGCGAATATCATCCTCCAGCTTCTCTTGAAGCTTTAGCGATGTTTCAAGCGGTTCTGGTGATGGATGAATAAAGCCAGGACGTTCTGCCCGGAGATCATAAGCCCGACCGTGTGTA